CTCGCATCACCCTTAAGGGTCGCGGTGCCGCTTGCGGCGCCTATATACTTTATCGAACAGACATTTCGTACATCTGTAAAGGCTGCGCTAGTGTCAACGTATATCACGTTGCCTTCTCTATGATTCGCCATCTATGTCTCCATTATAAGTCGAGAGGGCCGTGAGGCCCCCTTGACAGTTAGAGCGATTATGCGCCAGTAGTTCCAAAGACGCCGTAAGGATGGATCGCGCCGATGATCTCGCGATAGCGGCACTTATATAGGATGCTATCGTTAACGAAACCAACGTCGCTTCCAGCAGCCTTCGTCTCGATTGGCTTACGACTAACGATACGGAGACCCGTATCCTCAGGCGAAGCAGTCAAGAACCAGGCGTCTGCATCAGTCAGATGTGGGCTAGAGACAACAACAAGACCATCTTGTTTTAAGCTGTTCATATTGTTGACGTCTGTGATCCCATCAGTTCCGAAAGTAGCGGTACGCGCGCGTAACTCAGAACCGATCAATTCCATCGCGAGACGCTTATTTGCCGGAGCAACCACAAGCTTCTTAGGAACCATGCGATAGATAATACCGCTGTCTCCTACAAACTGTGTCTCAAAGTCAATAAGCATTTGCTCAAGAGACGTATCGGACAGATCAGCATCTGAGGACAGGCGATTACGCACTGTGCCGCCAGAAGGCAGCGTGTGTGCGGTTGAACTGAGAGCAACACCGTCGGCAGTCGTTGCCGTGGTGAATGCATTGTTCAAAATCGCTAAAGCCTGAATCTCTTGCGACTCTCTGGCTGACTTTGCAAGCTTGGCAATCGCATCTGCGATATATGCAAACTTACCATCGTCAACAGCCTCTTCCGAAATCGAGAAACCTAAGCCAAACTTAACCGGCTTAAGTGTCTTGCTCGCGCCTTGCGCGGGAGCCTGGAAGGAGTAGTCTTGACCCTCTGATAGTTGCTCTAAGAGCGGCATATCATGAAGTTCGGACGACTGCCAGATATCCCGATCGGTCGAAACAATCTTAAAAAGTTCTCCACGACGCGACGGATGCTGTTGCAGTTCAGAGCGAAAAAGCTCTTCCAACGCAGGGAGCATGTCGACGCCGAAGAGATCACTATAGTTATCACGTAAAAAACGCGGTGCACTCATTGTGTTCCTCCTCTATTAAACGCCAGCAGTGCCAGCTCGGCGCTGGTGCTGATTGATTGAAACAATACATTTCGCAAACTCACCGGTTGCGTTACCCTCTTCTCGGGAAATTCCGAGTAGGCGCAGTGGAAGAGTCGCAGGAGTCGTGACGCCAGAATTGGAATCCAGCTCCATTCGCGATTGCTTGTAAGTTGTGTTGCCTGCGGTAGCAACGATATTATAATTAAGTCCAACGTCCGCTTGTGCCACGTCGGTCCCGTTGTCACCCTGGACAACGAATTCTTGATCGGGATCGTCCCATACGATCACCTCTTGTCCGCTCGCGGAGGCATAAGAAGCTGCAATACCAACAAGAGCATCAGAAGCAGCAGCAGCAACGACTTTACCGTCACTACCAAGCTTCACAGCATCTCCTGGGTATACAGCACCACCAGCGATATACGGAGTCTCGCGCTTTGCACGACCGTGAGGACGAAGTCCCTGCGGCCTATCTGCATTAGCCATTATTCACTCCCTGTTTTCACCATATTACACACGCTCCCAAAGGCCCATCCCTCGGGTAGCGTCCAGATTATAACACAAAAACAAAAGCCCCCTTGCGGGGGCCTTGCACTGGCACTCAGAAGATAGCCAGGGGTTATTACTCGTTCTCGTCGTATCCCTCAAAAACCTTCGTCTGGTCAGCTACGCCGTAGTCCATCGCGGCCTGCTTCAGTTTGCGCGCGGATTCTTTATTATGACCTAGTTGTGAGGCGTTACGCTTGTCTAAGAAAGCTCTATGGGCCTTAGACATACCCTTATCTCGAATAGCTAGGAGCAGATCCCCCCGCGCAATCATCCCATTAGCGTCGGCGCCGAGCGCCGTAGCTTCCGCTCCCGACACTACCAAGGGCTTCCAGTGGGACTGGTGTAGGTTACCGTTGCGGCGGAACTCCGCTGCGTTAATGAAGCGCCAGTCCTTTCCGTCTTCCTTAAGCTTGTCTTTAAGCGTCTGAGGAAGGCCCAGTCTGTTGTTGAAGAAATCGTCGTAACTAAATCCCTTCATTTCTGGCTCTCTCGAGCTCGTCTTTTTATTCATATATCATCTCCTACCTGTACCGACCATATGTGTCACGCTTGGACGCCTGATCGAGCGACTTTAGCTCGTTATCCGTCAACGCGCGTCCGCGAAGAAGCTCAGCAATCATGACTGTCTTATCCGACGACTTCGTGACTTTGCTGGAGGCCTTCACCGATCGCCCAGAACCTGCTGATACATCTTCGTCTACCACCGGTCTCTTCGACTTCGGTAACACGCCCGCGCGAGCTACAGCCTTAAGTACCGCCATCTCATACCCGTCTGCCGTGTCTTGAATAGATGTCGGAAGCTTGGACTGTGCCTCGGTGATTGCTTTCTGAAGCTCTCGATCCGTTTGGATCTCGGGATACTCCTGTGCTAGTTGATAAAGCGTCGTGTTCTTTCGGCGCTCCTCAGCCAGCATGTCTGATGCTGTCTTCGTCGCTTCCGAGAGAATCTTACTCCTCAAAGCCTTCGGGTCAAAGATATCGTCATCTCCTACCGTTGTATCTTGCCTCGGGGTTACTGCCGCGACTACTCGCTGCATCTCCCTAGCATTTTGTTCATTCATGGATGTAAGCTGTTCCTTTATTAAGGATAGCTCGCTCTCCATCTTGTCCCGAATCGATTCTAGACCTTTGTCGGTCTTTGATTCAGGAGCATTACTTGATGTATCTTCGTCTACCACTTGTTGTCTCCTTTTTCTTTCCGGCCAATAAAGGGAGTGACCGGATTCTCCCTATCTTATTTCTCCTTAGTTAGCTGCCGCTTCGCGGCATCAAGTCCTGCATATAGCAATAACGCCCCATCATAACGCGCGCGAGCGCTAGTTAACTCCTCTACGGAACACGTTAGGACAACGCTCGCCTGCTTATCAACTAGCACCTCACAGAGCTTCTTAACCGACTTCCACGACTCCGAGAGCATCAACTCTTTAAGTTGGTCTTTATCGTCCTCATTCAAATTCACTACCCACCCTCGCCTTGAGCTGGGGGTTGTGAAACATTGACCTGCTGCATATTACCCGGCACCTGTGCTGCCATAGAGTTCATGGCCTGCTGGCTTGCTGCCTGTTGCTGCTGTTGTGCCGCTTGCAGCGCGCCCATCAGGGCCTGCGCTTCCTGCGCCTTCGCTGCGAGTACGCTCAGCTCTGCTGGGCCGAACTGTCCAGCTAGTGCCTCGTCGCTCAGGATCTCATTCACCACACTCAAGAAGCCCTGGAGGTCCTGCGTCGGATCTAGCGGAGTATCTATGCCTGCTAGTGCACGATTGGCAATCTCCATCGGAGCGAACTTGATCGGTGCCTGATCTGGTTTACGCACGAACTTAGATACAGCTTTAACGCCGTTGACCTTAAGCATGTTAGCAATAGCCTCATAACGCTCCGCAGGAGTAACCAAACCCAGCTGTAGATCGATCGGATTCTGTGTAGCCTGATAGATCATGTTAGCCTGCTCGATCTGGATCTGCTTGTTTGAGTTTGCCGAGTTAGCCTCGATCTCAAAGTCGTACATCCCCTCGAGCTCCTTACGAGACTCAATCTTGCGCCAGTAGGCGTTTCCATCATCACCTATCACCCGAAACTGGAAGCCAGGCTCAATGCGGTACTGCAACATGGAGAACATGTATCTAAGGGCTCTCTTCCATCCACGATTCATTCGCTTAATGAAGACAGAGAGGTTATTGCTAGACTCTCCAAGAAGGGCACGGGTTCCCGTAGCGGTGCGCGTAGCGCCTTGACCACCTATGATGCCTAGGTTGAGATCAGAGATGGATGTTAACCGCTCGATCTGCGTTTGCAGGGCAGCTTGCTCCTGAAATCCAAATCCCGTCCTTGCCCCCATGTTCGGAAAGAAGATATCTTGACTGGGGTTATCGAGTGGGACTAAGGCACCGGGAATGAGTGGTAGCTGCTCATCTTTTAGACTCGCTGCCGTTGGGCGATAGAATCCAATGGGCATAGAGGTAAGGATGCCGATGTCGTTATTCATGTTGTGCATCGCATCGATCTCTTTACCGAGCGTGTAGAGAAGTTCGACGAGTCCTACGCCGTACTGTGCGCCGTGACGTATGTGGAAGTCAATCTTGAAAAAGGGAATGAGACCCGTTGGCATGACGCGCCGAAGATACGTTGCTCGTAGGATCTGCTTGGTGTTGGCGTGAATCCAGACGATCAGGTCAGACGAGATACCGGAGCCATCAACGTCAATCTTAACGTATGCCTCTAGGACCTTGTAGCGATCCGTCTCATACTCAGGATCTACAGAGGCTTGGCCTCCATGTTCCATTTGCCTCTGCTTTATAGCACTCGTCTCGTCGTTACCAACCTTATAGTCTTTGCCCGATTCAATCGTCTTCTTAACGGCATCGGTGCGGAAGACCTTCTGGTCAACTAAAGACCACAACTCAGACGCCGTGAACCAACTCTGCTGGATGACTGCGTCCGCTTTCTGCGGATCACCCTCTCCACCTACGATAACCACATCCTCGAACGG